TTGCCAGCCAATAGCCCGGCCAGCCCGATAAGGAGGTTTGTAAAACCCCCGACCCGGTCCGCGACCCGGGAGACAACCGACCCCACGCGCCGCAGAAACGTCCAGAACTTGCGGATGCCGGACAACACCTCTTCGGTTATCACCCCCCGGTTTGCCTGGGTCAGCCGAGTGATCCGCTGCAGCCACTGGTTTAGCGCAGGCAGCAGAGAACCGATCACGGTGTTTCGCACGCCGCGGATCGTGGCCATCAGGTTTTCCATGTTGTCGTTGTAGCGCTCCGCCGCCTCGGCTTGTTCTTTCGTCTGCAGCTCGCCGGTGTCCGTCCACTCCTGCAGCGCGGCTTCAAACGCCCCCCGGCCCTGGTTGAGCAGGTTGACCATTTCCTCGCCGGATCTGCCGAACACGGCCTGGGCGAAACGCTGCTGCATGTCCTTGGATTCCATGTTTTCCATAGTATCCATGAGGTCCTTGATCACTTCCATGCCTGAGCGCATCTGGCCCGACGAGTCCCGAAGCTGAATCCCGGCCCACTCGTAAGCATCAGCTGCCTCACCCGTTCCGGCCGCTGCCTCAGCCATCCGCCGGGAAAACCTGGCCAGGTTGCTTGCAATCATCTGCCCGCCGCCGGTGGTCATGCGCTCTGCCGCGCCCATGAGCTTCTGGACTTCCTCGTGGGTAAGAGACACCCTGCGCGAAAGTTTGATCGCGGCATCGGCCGGTTCCGTGAACCCGGACACCAGCCGGTGCAGACCCCAGACCGCGCCTGCGGCCGCACCTCCCATCATTGCAAGGTTTCTGGTCAAGTTACCCAGGTTGCTAATCATGCCACCAATAGCGGACTTTACCCGCCGGGCCTGGGCGGTCAAACGGTTCAGCCCGGCCCGGCGGCTCACCCGGGAAAGCGACTGCGTCACCCGGCGGACCGGACGCGTGACCCGGTCCACCAGCTGCATTATTATGCTTGTCTTCATCTCAGCCATTCGATTTCAGCTCCCCGGCCAGCTCTTCGGCCTGGCCGTGCCACCATATAAGATCCGGCATATCCATTTCCAACAGATCCGGGGGCGAAAACCCCGGAAACATCCAGGCCAAAAACCGGACTAGCCCCGTCCAGTCGTCGGGGACCCCGGCAAAAAAGGTTCGATCACCTCCATCGCCGCCGCGAAGTCCCGGCCGGACAGCTCGTCCGCGGCGAACCGGGGCAGCCCGGACAACTTGGCGATGAGCGCCAGGCTCTTGCCCACCTCGCCCTCGGCCTGATCCATTGCCTTCAGGTGCTTGCCCTTGATCCTGGTGGTCAGCTCGATCTCGCTTACCGTTTTCTCCTCGTCCAGCTTGCTGGCCTTGTACGTGATCGGCTCGTCCAGCTGGATCACCGCCCCGTCTTCTATATATTTAATCTTGTCGTCCATGTTATATCCTCTCGCATGTCCGGGCGGCCATGCGCAGGCGCACGCTTCCGTCGCCGCTGGACAGCTCCGCCGTTTCCGTTACAAAGGCCCCGGTCAGCATGTAGTCCTGCCCGTTGTCGCACTCGAACAAGACCGTGGCGTCTCGGATCTTGCCCATCTCGATCAGGTCCAGGTCCTCGGTGTGCAGCACCGTGGCCTGCAGGGTCGGGGCCACCGGCTCCTCGTTGTAGTAGACGCGCCTGCCGGCCATCTTGGTCTCGCGGTTCACGCCGCCCGGGTTCAGGGTCGCGCCGCGCTCGGTAGGGAACTCCTTCCCGTCCACGCGGATGGTTGCCACCCCGGTGATTCGTCCGCTCATGGTTCGTCCTCCTTTAACCGCCGTTTAAACGCCGCTTAGCGGCGGAACTGGGTCTGCTGGGCGTGCACGCGGTACTGCCCGATCAGCATGGGCTGGTCGATCACGTTCAGCCGGCTGGGGTCGTCCGGGTCGATGCTAGCCTGCAGGCTCTCGGCGTAGCCGTCGTAGTCGCGCACCCAGCCCCGGTCGCCCATGAAGGTCAGCCGGTACAGATTCAAAAGCTCGGTTTTAGCCACCTTCGGGGTCATGATCGGCTGGGATGGGTCGTAGAACTCCCGGTCCTCGTCGGCCGCCAGCTTGTGGCGCGGGTACTTCTGGGCGAACAGGCTGACCTGCTCGAAGCGTATGCGCTCCAGGGTCTCCGGCGTGTTGATGTCCAGGTAGGAGTCGTCGGCCACCCCGGACTCGTTCTCCTGGTAGGTGGTGATCTGTCGCTCGATGCGCACCGTGCCGTCCGTGGCCACGGTGTAGGTGGCGATGCCGTCGAACAGCAACAGGTTCCGCTCGGCGTCGTTCCAGCGCACGTCCTCGCTCGGGCCGATCAGGCCGGGCAGCTCCAGGCGCTGCAGCGGCCTGGCCGGGTCATTGGCCAGGTTTTTGGCCCCCACGATGGCGTTGACCGCCGCCCAGATCCAGGTCGGGCTCGGGACCAGATTGGTGCCCATGATGGTCACGTGCGGCGAATTGCGGTTGCCGCCGAAGGTGCCGGTCTCGCTGTGCGTGCCCCGGAAGGCGCAGAAAGCCCGGCCGCCAACCTGGCGCATCGGGCCGTAGCGGTCGGCAAGCTCCGACTCCATCGCCTCCAGGCTGGTCGTGTCCGCGTAGGGCAGGCAGATCCAGTTCCACCACTCGTCGCCCATCGCCGCGATGGCCGGATCGAGCGCCGGATTGACCGAGCCGCCCGTGGGCTGGGTGTAGGTCAGGGCCAGCCCCTTGGGCCGCTTCTCGCCCTTGACCGAGTCGCGCAAGTCGATGTCGTTGCCGGTCTCGCCGGCCCACCTGCATGTGATGTCCGCCTGGCTCGAAGTGGTGCTGTTGACCTCGGCAGTCACCGGCATGCGGTCGTCCGCGTTGATGGCGTCCACGATGCTCTGGGCCACTGCCGACGGGTCGTCGCCCGCAGCCATGTCCACCCATACCCGCCGCCCGGCGATGTACAGGGCCAGGGGCCGCGTCTCGCTCGGCCCGGCGGTCACCTCCAGGGAGCCGGAGGCCTCCACGCCGGTATCGTCGTCATCCAGGGCCACGGCCCAGGTCTCGGTGTACAGGTCCACCTCCTTGATGGCCCGCATCATCTCGGCCAGCATGGAGCCCCGGCCGAACAGGTCGTCGGCCTGCTCCTTGCTGGTCACCCGGACCAGGGAGCCGGCCTCCTGGCTGCCGCCGGACAGCTTCTGGCCGATGACCAAAAGCTTGCCCATGAACACGGCGTTGCCGGCCAGGCGATTGTCGAACTCGATATACCACCCCGGAATCCGCAGGGCGGCCGGGATGTCGTTGAAAACTGTCGCGCTGATGGCCATGCTTTATCCCTCCTTTTGCTCGGGCGCGGCCTTGGCCGGCTTCTTCGGCGGCTTGGCCTCCGTGACCGAGCCCTCGGCCCTGCGCCGCATCCAGTAGCCGCTGTACTCGACCCAGGCGCCCTCCTCGGGCAGCGGGCGGCCGTTGCCCGGCCGGCGCACCCTCAGGCCCTTGGCCGGCTTGATGAATCGCTTCATGATCACCCTCCCGTGGGTATGTCTTTGTGGCTGTAGGTGTCGGGCGTATCCTCGCCGCCAACCTCGTGCGTGGCCGAGTAGACGGCGAAGTCGGCCAGGTCGGCCGCGTCCCGCAGGGCGGGGAAGGGCGCCTCGATGGAAAACTCCGCCTCGTACACGGCGATGCCCTTGCGCTGCGAGCTGGCCGGAGACAGGACCGCGATCCGCCCGAAGGCCAGCTGGCCGTATGGGGTGGACAGGCCGTGCAGGGCGGGCACCACTCGCTCCAGGATCTCGTAGGCACCGATCTGGTGCGAGGCGCCGCGCCTCCGTTCCCGCTGGCCGCTGGCATGGCCGGTCACCGCGTAGACGCGGTAGACGGCGGAGATGTCCGACCGGGCCCGCTGCCGCGAGGCCCGGCCGCCGTCCCAATACACGTAGACCCCGGGGGCCTGGCGCATGGCCAGGCCCAGGGACTGCTCGTCCCAGGGGCCGGGCAGGGTCTCGGCCGTGCGCACGGATGCGCCCAGCACTTCCTGGAGCCGGGCCACGATGGCGTCCTCGATCTCGGCCAGCATCCTAAAAGCCCTCCAGGCTGTCGGTGTCGAACATGCGGACCCCCTTGGCCACTTGCGGCGAGCCGGTCGACTCCGGCGGCTGGCTCGCGCCCAGGCTGATCTTGCCCTCGGACACGGCCCGCAGGAACTTGACCGCGTCCTCGTAGCGGTTGCGCACCTCGTCCGGGGCCAGGTTGTCATACAGTCGGTACCTGGCGATGTCCGAGGTCAGGCGCGAGAGCACCGGCGGCGGGCTGTCCAGGGGCAGCTCGTAGCGGCCGCCCAGGTAGCCGTCCACCTCTGCGGCAGCGTCGTCCAGGGCCTTCTGGGCCACGGCCTCGTCGACCTGGCCGCTCTGGTCCCGGTCGGTCAGCTCCAGGATCTCGGTCTGCCCATAGCGGTCGATCAGGTCCTGCAGCACGGCGTAGGCCATTTACTCCTCCTTGCCGGAGCCCTTGGCGGCCTTTTTCGCGCCGCCGCCTGCGTTTTTGCTTTCGGCCTCTGCCACGGCCCCCAGGGCCAGCAGACGCTCGGCCTCGCGGCCTTCAAGCTCCACAGTCTCGCCGGGCCGATGCGTCCGGCCCTGACGCCTGACCGGTGATTTTACGGTATATGTAGGCATGTCGCCCCCTTGATAGTTGCCCGGGCGCCCGGAAGGGGGCCGGCGCTCAAACCCGGCCCTTCACGGACGGCCTCGGATTACTGGGTCAGGCCCTGGATCAGGAAGCCGGACTCGATGCCGGACAGCACCGGGGCCCGCTCATAGGTCACCGGATAGACCCAGGACTTCTGGTTTCGCTCGTTGTAGGGCTCCTCGGTCAGCGGGTTGTTGGTCAGGGTATAGGTGTAGCCGAAGGACGGTGCCCGGCGCGTGGTGATCTGCTGCGGCACATATGCCAGCACGGCGTTGTTGCCCCAGACGTCGACCATCGCGTTCGAGCCTTCCTCCATGTACACCGCGTCGCCCACGACCACCCGGCGCAGGTTGAACAGCCTGGCCAGCATCTCGGCCGTGATCGAGTCGCTGGAGGTGTACTTGAACCGCTCCAGGATCTTGGGGTGCTCGGCCAGGGCGGCGAAGCCCTTGGCGGAGACCACCATCACGTTGGGCCGCAGGCCCACGATGCCGCGCACCGTCTCCCGGTACTCCCGTACCTGGGCGGCCGGGTCGCTGGGCGTGCTGTAGTCGTCCCAATACTCGCCCGAGCCCAGGCTGACCTTGTTGCTGGCGCTGAAGTTGTTGGCGTCCGTGGCCAGGTTGGCCTGCTCGATCTCCAGGGACAGAGTCAGGATGCTCATGACCTCGTTGATCGCCTCGGCCCCCATGTCGATCCCGGGCACCTGGTTGGCGTCCTGCATGTGCTCCCAGGGCACCAGGCCCTCCAGGGAGTCCTGGACCAGGGCGAAGGGCTTGCCGTCGTAGCCGAACTGCAGCCGCTTGGTGGCCGCCCCAGGGGCCCGTCTGGTCTTGTAGCGCTTGAAGCTCTCCCGCCCGAACTCGATGATCTGGCCGCCGCGCTGGCGCACCGGCACCCTGGGGAAGAGCGCGTGGCCGACCCGCTCGGGGTGGGCGTACCCCTGGGCGACGTTGGTCAGGATCGGGTCGATGACCCGCACTTGACTTGGATTCATGGTCATATGGATACCTCCGTGTCAGGTCGAAAGTTGGTTGAAAGCTATCTGCGCAGCAGGACCTCGACGAACTCGCCGGTGCCGCCGGAGGCCTCCAGCGGATCGGCCATGATCACCTCGCCTCCGACATCCGGGTTAACGATGGCCCGGCCCGAGGCGTCCGCCACTAGCTCGTCTCCGATGGAGAAGGACCCGCCGGTCTCGACCACCGTGGTGCCGATCGCGTCCACGGCCATGTCCTGGCCGTCCTCGGCGTCGTGCTGGGACACACCCATTGCCCGGGCGCCGTCCGTGCCGATCTGGGCCCCGTCGAAACCGACGAAGCGGCGGGCGGTCACCGCGCCCGAGGCCTGCTGGGTCAGGGTCAGAATGGGGATGGACTGGCTCATTACTCACCTCCCTGTTTACTCACCACGCTGACGGCGGTGATGTAGTCGCATTGATGCTTCTCCTGGTACTCCAGGGCCTGCTTGTGCAGCCTGGCCTTGGCCGGATCCACGCTGTGGCCCTCCGGCGTCTCGAAGCCGGTCGCGCCGTCGCTTTCGGAGCCGCCGCCACGCTCTGAGTAGTCCACGGCCTGGGGCAGCTCGGCCAGAAACCTGGTTAGCCAGTCGGCCGGGGGCAGCTTCTTGGCCTGGCCGCCTTCGGCGCCCTCGGCGAACTCGATCTCGGCCTGGCCGCCGTCTACGGCCTCCATAAACTGGACCAGGCCGTCCTTGTGGCGGGGCAGCACCCTGCCGTCGCTGACCAGCTTGTCCACGGCCTGCTCGTGGGCCTCGCGCCGGCGCTGCCTCTCGGCCTCGGCCAGCTTGCGCTCGCGCTCGGCGAACTCGGCCTCGACTTCCTTGCGGATCTCTTTCCGCTGCTCCTCGGTGCTCACTTCGTCACCCCCCGTTCCGGTTTCCGAATACTCGGGCCCCTGCCCGTCCTGCCGCTCCAGGTCCTGGATCTGGTAGTTCGGGATCACCTCGTCGGCCTTGCGCGTGCCGGCCAGCTCGATGACCCACTCCCGCAGGCCCCGCAGCACCCTGGCCAGGGTGCGCTCGGTCTCGCCGAACTCCAGCTCCACCACATCCTCGTCCGCCTCGGAGAACTCCACCTGCCTCAGGCCCTTGACGGCCGGCGGCTGTGCCCCCAGAAAGCCCACGTGCCGGAGATAGTAGACCCCCGGCTTGGGGTTGGCCTTCGAGTCCGGCCGGTAGAAGCTGGCCGAGACCTTCTTGAACCGGCCCTGCCGGATCAGCTCGGCGAATCTCTCGTCCACTTGGCGGGGCTTGGCCTGCAGGGAGCCCTCGGCGAAGGCCAGCGACTCCACCCAGCCGTAAGCCGGCTGATCCGTCCTGGGATGCCCCACCACGATCGGGGCCTCGTGCAGGGCCGGGTCGTAGGCCTTGGCGGCCTCCTGGAGCCTGCCTTCGGAGAACTCCACCTGGTCGCCGCTCATGGCCGTGTGCTTGCCCGGCTTAAAGATTTCTATCGCTTTCATGCCACCTCCCCGGTTCGCCTATGTGTTTAAAAGGTGTTTAACGGCCTCGTGTACATGCCTTTGCCTCGTTTCCCGGCCCAAGGGTCGGGTAGGGGCCTTGGAAACGATTCTGGGGCTTCTGTGGGCGAAAAGTTGCGCCTCGGTCATCCCCGGCCCGCCTCCCTGGGCATGGCGTGGCGCTCCAGGATCTCGCGCACCGCTTCCCGGTCGCTGTCCGACAGGCCGAGGTAGGGCCTGGCCGGAATGGTCACCTGCTTGACCAGGGCGAAGGCCCCGTCCGGGTCGCCGATGGCCAGGGAGCCGCCCTTGGCCCTGATGGTCCCGCCGAGCTGGTGGATGGCCCCGTAAATCTTGTTCGTGCCCTGCTCCAGGACGCCGTCGCTCACCCGGTAGTGGATGGAGCCGCGCAGGCCCGGGCCGCCCCGCTCGGTCAGGATCTTGTCGTTCTTCTTGTTCGCCCGGGTGAACGGGGACAGCGGCTCCCAGGGCCGCCCCTCCGGGTCGGTCTCGGTGCGGAAGCGCTCGTCCACCGAAACCTGCAGGTGCTCGCCGATCTCCTTGAGGGCCGGGGCCGGGTCGGCCATGCTCCGGCGCATGCGCTTCAGGGCCTGGGTCACGGCCTCGTCGTTGATGTCCACGCTCAGGGAGATGCCGGCCATCACTTGCCTCCGAACTTCTTGGGCTCTTCCTTCTGCACCTTGGCCGCGTAGGCCTTCAGGGCCGAGGCCAGCGCCTGCGGCATGGTCCCGGCGCTCTTCTCCACGTAGCGCCTGGTCCGCTCGGCCACGGTCGCCCCTGGCGCGTAGTCCCAGCCGGGGTCGATGCCCTCGGGCACCTCGTGCACCTCCCCGGTCTTGGAGTCGGTCCACTGGTACGTGCCACCGGCCGGGGCCCGGTCCGGGCCGTCCTTGCCCAGGTGCTCCAGGTCGGCCTCGGACAGGGAAACCACCTTGCAGGAGCAGCCCCAGCCGTTGGGCGGGTAGTGCGTCTGCCACCAGGGATCGTCCGCCGGCAGCACCAGGCCGTCCCAGCTCAGGTGCTGCTCCCTGGGGTCGGCCGATCCGCCGTGCCGGTACTGCCAGTAGAGTCTGGCCTGCAGCACGTCCGGGTCGGTCAGCTGGGCGTAGCGACCGGCCTGGTAGGCGGATCTGAGATTGGTCTCGAAGATGATCCGCGTCCGCCAGCCCCGGCTGCCCTTGTAGCTCCAGCCGTGCTTCTGCACGGTCCGGTCGAAGCTCTTGCGGAAGTCCTCCAGGGTGGTGCCCTCGGCGATGGCCTGGTCCACGGACCGGCGCAGGTCGGCCAGCAGCTCGGCCTTCATGGCCCCGGCCACCATGAAGCCGGTGTCGTGGGCGTCCTTCCAGACATCCTTCCAGCGCTTGGTGGGCACATCGGCTTTCTTGCGGAAGAACCGGATGGCCTCGGCAAAGCCCAGTCCGCCGTACTCGATCGGCATTACTCCTCGCCCTCCCCGGCGGCCACCTCATAGGTCCCGGCAAGCTCGGCTGCGGCCAGGGCCTTCTGCATGACCTTGCCCAGCTGCTCCGAGGGCAGCTCCTCGAACATGCCCTCCAGGTTCCGCCTGACCTCCTCCAGGCTGCCGGCCTGCTGGACCATGCGGCGCACCGGCTCGATCAGCCGGTCCATCTCCGCCTCGGTCTCATCCTCAAGCCGGTCGGCAAAGGCCGTCGGGGCCTGGTCGTCGCCCTCGGCGAAGCCGAGCGGGCCGCCGCCACCGGGCCGGTCGTCCTCCTCCCAGCCCTCGCCGTAGGTCTCGGTGACGTACTGCAGGGTCGGCTTGAAGCCGAGCCGGGCGATCTTGCCGTCGCGCTCGGCCAGCTTGTTCAGGTCCTCGGGCTCCTCGAAGGAGCGCCAGACCCTGGGCGTGGCCGCGCCCGGAAAGTTCCACTCGGTCAGCCACCTGGCCACGCTGGCGTTGAAGGAAGCGCAGATCACGTCCGCGTCCGCCTTGACGATGTCCCCGCGCACGTGCTCGGCCATGTCCTCGCCGCCGAGCTTCCCCGGAGTTGATTCCGAGCTGCCGGTATGGCCCAGGATGACCTTGGCGATGGCCCGGTCCATCGTGCTGTACAGGGTGGCGTAGTCGGCCGTGCCCGAGCGGGCCGCCTCGATCAGCTCCACGTCCATGCCCTCGGGGACGATGATCCCGGACTCGGTGTGGATGGCCCGCAGGGCGTCCAGCAGGTTCTGCTTTTCCTGCGGCGTGGCGTTGGCCGGGTACTTGCCCCTGGCCGTGGGCTGGCCGAACTTGTCCAGGAAGATCAGCCACAGCCGCAAGCCCGAGCGCTTGAAGTAGACCGGCCAGTACAGGTAGTGGCCCAGGCCCAGGCCGTAGGGCTCGTCGTCGTGGTCCGCCCCGGCCGAGTAGACCCAGAACTTCCGCTCCGGCATGACCTCGCCCTGGGGGTCGCTGGCGGTCAGAAGCCGCAGCCGCCCGGCCCCGTCGAAGCGGAAGCGCCTGCGGTTTCGCACCTTGATCGCCTCCAGGGCCACGCGGGAGCCGTCCCGCGCCCAGAGGCACTCGGCCACGGCGTAGCCGTAGAAGACCCCGTAGTGCATCTTCTTGGTCACCGCGTCGAAGCGGACGCGGCTGAGCTGCTCGCGCAAAAAGTCGGCCGCCGCCTGGTCCGCCGCCGACTCGCCGCCGGCCTCCACGTACCACTCGGCCTGCACGATCGCGTCCTGCCGCGAGCCCCAGGTGGCCGCCACCTGGTCGTCCCGCTTCAGCTCCTCGTATATGCGCAGATCCCCGCCGCCCCGGCGCATCAGCACCTGGTCCTCGGGCCGCAGGATCTCCAGCGGGGAGATGTAGCCCCGGGTGATGTCCCGGCCGTCCTGGGTGGAGGCGATCTCTCTGGTCTCGGGCCTGCTCGCCATTTAGAATCCTCCGGTGTCCACGTTGCCGGCCACGGCCCCGAAGCCGACCCTGTCCATCGCCGCCAGGCCCTCGGCTCCGGCCCGGGCCCGGCCGGTGGACATGAACTCGATCGGCGCGCCCTCCTGCTTGGAGGCGTACCAGGCCAGGGCCAGGGCGATGGCCGCGTCGCCGTGCCGCTTTTCCTCGCCCCTGCCGCTGGAGGCCTTGGGCAGCTTGGGCACCCCGTTGATGACCTGCAGCATGCGCAAATCATCCAGGACGTCGCCGTCCTTGGGCACCTCGATGTCGCCGTCCTCGAAGGCCGCCTTGAAGCCGGGCAGGGCCTCGGCGTACCACTTGTCCGAGAGCATGACCTGATGCACCAGGGCCGAGCCGTAGCGGTCCGCCGCAGCCTCGGCCAGCTGCTGGCCGTTGCCGCGCGCGTCCAGGGCGGCCGAACGCAGCCCGGGCAGCCGGTCCATGATGTAGAACAGGATCTGCTCCTGCTGCTTGAAGGGGATGTTTCTCAGCTCCACCAGGAGCTTGGTCCGCCTGACCAGGTCCTGGCCGATCTCCTGCGGCGCGATGACCGTCAAGTCGCCCGAGCGGGCGAAGTCTTCGCCCAGGCAGTGCTCCCGGTCGGGGTTCAGGGCCTCCAGGCGCGGCAACAGCTCACGCTCGCACCAGTCGCGGATCTCGGCCTGACGCAGGTGCAGCGGCCATTTGCCGAAGTCGTCGCCCCTGGACAGCCGCAGCACCGGGGCCTCGGCCATGCGCGACTCGATCAGCACCCTGGACAGGTAGCTGCCGGCCGAGTGACTGGGCACCACGTCCAGCTCCTCGGCCGCGTCGTCGCCATAGAAATCGTAGACCTCCCGGACCCATTGCCGCTCGGCCTCCTCGGTCCATTCCTCGCCCAGGCGCAGGCAGACCCGCTGGAACAGCCCCTGGCTGACCGCCTCCTGGAACTCGATCCGCTGCACCGAGCCGCGCCGCTTGCCGGCCCGCACCTCGTGGATCAGCTCGTTGAAGGGGTTGGTGTCGCCGTTGTGCGTGCTGATCACCCGGACCTTGCCGCCCCAGATCAAGAGGGCCAGGGCCGCCTTCAGGAGCTGGTCCAGCTTCTCGTGGAAGGCCGCCTCGTCGATGACCACCACGCCCTGCTTGCCCCGCAGGTTGGCCGGGCGCGAGGACAGGGCCACGATCCGGTGCCCGGAGTCCGGGAACTTGATGGTGAAGGTCTTGATGTGCTTGTCCTCGGAGTCCTCCTCCCAGATGCCCTCCTCGATGGCCGAGGCGGCCCTGGAAAAGGCCTTGGCCCACATGGCGCAGGCCTCGATGTACTCGATGGCCATGTCCTGATTGTAGCCGATGTAGTAGACGTTCTGGCCGCCGGCCCCCTTGGCCGCAGCCGCGATGAGCACGTCGTCGGCAGCCTCGGCCCAGGTCAGGCCGGTCCGTCTGGACTTCTCGCTGACCTTGAGCTTGGCCGGGTCGTCGATCCAGGCCCGCTGATAGGGCAAGAGGACCGCCGGCACCTCGGCCTTGGCCGTGCTCGGTATCTCCGGGGACACGCTCACTCGGCCACCCCCAGAATCTCGCGGCGCAGCTCCTGCACCGCGTCCTTGGACAGCCCGCCGCGCTTGGCCACCTCGCCGGCCTTGTCTGCGGCCTGCCTGGCCACCTCCTGCCGGATGCGCAGCTCGCGCTCGGCGCTGATCTTGTCCGCGCTGGCCAGGTCCTTGATCGCCTGGGCCAGAAACCGGATGTCTTTTGCATCCGCTGCGTGCTCGTCATCCCCCAGCTCGGAAAGCGAGCTGAAGGCCACCGTCCTGAGCATCTCCGAGAGCAGCCGGCCCACGTCGCCGTCCGGCTCCTCCTCCAGCTTGCCCACCCAGACCTTGGCCACCTCCTGGGCCTGGCGGTAGCGCTCCATCTGCTGCTTGGCCGACTGGACGTAGCGCCCGATGGCCGAACGGCTGGGCGCTTCCTCGCCCTCAAGTTCCAAGAGCCGATTTCGAATTTGGTCGATTGTCGCCCGGCCCTCGCGGACCATCCGATCCAGCTCATCCCGGGCTTCGGCGCTTATTGCGTTAACTGACGACCGCCTGGACATATTTACTCCCCAGGCAGGGGCCGAGCCACGCCCGGGACCCTGCTAAGCCCGTGAGCTACGTCCAGCCCTCTTTGCGTAATTTTAGCGAGCCGAACGCCTGAAACATCGGAGAGCGACACCAAGCCCTGCTCATCCAGCCAAGCCAGATCCGAAACGAGCTGATCGGCAGAGGTGCCCACGGTCATAGCGCGAAAAATAAGCGTTTCGCCCGCTTCATACCCCGGTGTTTCTGCTAGTAGCTGCAGAACCTCCAGTCGCCTGGCCTCTGTAATTCGTTCCCTGTATGTCATGACTTCTCCAGTAAGTGCTGGTTGATCAGCCCCAGCTCTCTGCGCATAGCTCGTAATTCGCCACTTTGGTCACTCACTTTCCTGTCAACGCCATTTATTCGGTCGTAAATTTTTTCCAGATCGGCTGTAGTTACCTGGTATGCCGCTGCGGCCTCTTGCACGGCATGACCTTGCTCCAGTTGCTGCATACGAGCCTCGGCCCTTTGATGACTGCAAACGATCTCTCCACGACATGACTCACAATCATCACGCGTCACAAACTTTTGCCGAAAACTCCAAAACGCCCAGGCCATCAGCAGTTGCAGGATAAATACCAACAGAGGCAGGACCACGGGCACCCATTTAAGGAATACGTCCATTCTCGTTGTCCTTTTCGCTCTGACACTCCACGCACAATACGCAGCCAGGGATAGCCGCTCTGCGCCTTTCGGGGATCATTTCGCCGCACTCAGCGCACACAGCGGCGAACTCTAGACCTGAAGAGCCTTGTCGACGAACCTCATGGCGAGACTGGGCCTCAAGGAGAAACAACGACTCTGATCCCTGGGCGCGGTCTGCAATATCAGCCATCACCTTCGCTCCAGCCTGTCCAGGTAATGCAGTAGCCGCGCCGTATCGTCGCGATCGATGCAGATCCCGCCGCGATCATTCGGAACCGCGCTTTCCAGGATCGGCCGGGGAGGCAGAGGGGGGCGGCTCTCGCGTTTCGCTACCCCGCACCCCATAGCGAGCAATGAACTCGCCAGCAGGATCAGACTCAACAGCCTCATAGCGTTCCTGGGCCTCCCGCTTTTTCCGGGCCCCGAGCACGCCGCGCACAATGTCTGCCAACAAGCCGAGAAAATTCCCGAATCCACTGACCCCTCCCAGCATGGCTGCACCCTGCCTACTTAAGGATTTTCTTTTTCAACCGACCCAGGCTTTTCCCGGCCAATTCGTCAGGGTCCACGCCCATGGTTTCGGCCACTCCCTCAACCACATCGATGATCGAATCATCCCACTTGGCCTCGGTTTTTGGGGCCAGCCACTTCAGGCCGAGAAACGCCCCGCCAAGAACGCCAAGGACGAGCGACAAAATCGAAATGCCGAAAACTTCCATGCTTGCCTCCTATGGATGGAGTTACGGATAAACGAGCTGCAGCCCGGACTCGTGATTCGCCGTCCGGTTGCCGCGATCCATGTGCAGCCAGGAGATGTCCATCTCCAGGCAGCTGATCAGCTCGGCGATCTCCGGGGCGCTACCCTTGAGGATGTCCTGGCGGATCTCCTCGGGCGCGGCCTCGACCGGTACCAGATCCAGGGCCCGACCGAACTTGTGCTGGGACAGTTCCGCACCCACCTCGCAGTCCCAGGAGCGCAGCCCTCGGTATTGATGACGGCCACCCCATTTCCAGGTGTTGGCAATCATCTTGCCGTAGCGCTCGCGGGCCAGGTCTCCGGCGCGCAGAATCAGCGGGTCAAAGCACAGCCACAATCTGGAGCTGCCGCTGTAGGCATTGTAAACGGACTGCGGCACTAGCTCGTGCAAATGAAAATACGCTGGCGTGTACATAGAGGCAGGATAAGGGAGGGCATCAGTGGGAGGGAAATGAAGGGATTCAGGAATCAAAAGAAAAGGGCGGTCGTAAGGACCGCCCTTGCTTGCCCCTGTACTTGAGGGGACTCGCGCCTCCTGGTAGCTTTCTTGCCACTTGAACAAACCTTTAAACAGGAGGCTCGAAAATGAAAGAAGAGTTTGCGTGGTCTGCGGCGCGGGACGTTGCCCACACCCTGGTTCAGCAAAAAGGCAACACGCTAGCGGTGGGCAAGCGCTCAGCCCAAGACGTCGCTCAGTTTATCACCACCTTGGCCCAAGAACTACTCAATGGCTATCGTGAAAATTCTGAAACCGCAAAACGGGGTGATGACCAGGGTAGCGGCTTAGAAGCGCAGTAGCTGCCATCTGCATCACCGCGAGCAGGTCCCCCGGCTCGACATCGGTCAGGCCCTGCTCGCGAGCCTTTTCAATCAGCCCTTGGGCATTTTGCACTTTCTCTTCCGGCGACATTTCTCGGCTCATAATTCCTCCTCGTGTATGGGCAAGCGCATCTGCTTGACCCGTTTCGACTCCAGGATATCCCTAATCCTTCGTTCGGTCAGGCCGTACTTGCGGGCCAGATCCGGCAGCTCCAGGCCTCGGTTGCGATCGCATACAATGGCCCGGTCCCGCTGCTTGTGCCCGGAATCCCAGTAAGGGAAGTAGACCTGCTGGCCGCCGAAGTGCTCAGCCAGCTTCCGGGCCGTATCCCTGTCCGTCAGGGACGCAATCTCCTGATAGACCTCGGGCAGGTCGGTCCTGTCCTCCGTCACTACACACGCCTCCCTTCCCGTTTGGCGTTGTAGGCCAGGGCTGCCACCACCTTCTGCAGCTGCTCGGCCTTGCACCAGGACACCTTGTCCACCTTGCAAACCCGCTTGGCAATGGCATCGGCATACTCCCAGGGCCGCCCGGCCTCGGCCAGGTAGGCCTCGATCTTGGAAAGGAGAGGGCCACGCCTGGTATCCATATTTTTTGGCTTGCGCCCGGACCGCCTTGGCGGGGCTGGCTCCCAGCCCAGGGCCTGGAAGTGGTCGGCCAGCTGCTGGAGTTGCGAAAGGCTTAGCCCTTTGGCCGATCCGGCACCGAATTTCGCTTCCAAGAGGTTTCGGTACTCCTCGTCGGACAGGCCCAGCGATTTTTTGGCGATATGGACCTTGGCCAAGGCCCCTCGCCTGGTCGTGCGCTGTCTACTCATGTCCACCCCCTAATCTTTCACGCCACCCCTTTAAATGCTCCCGCGTCTTCTCCAATGCCTCAGCAGTAGACATGGGCCTGTCCGCGTCATCGCGGCGGGGCTCAGTTTCGGACGGCAGCTCGGACGTGCCCGCCCTCCGATTGGCATTGTGCTCTTTTTCCCTGTGAGCCGCCTCAAACCCCTTGGATGCCTGCTCGTAGGCGATGGCCCGCAGGTAGTTGTGGCCATCCAGCGGGCGCTCGATCTTGCCCTGATCGTCCCGGTCCAAAATGACCTGAATAGCCTGCTCCCAATATTTGGGGCTGTTGGCATACACCCGGTTTCCCTTCCATTGAATCTGTTCAGCATTGGCCAGGTCCCGCAGTCTTTCGACGATCTTCAGCGCCCTGGGGCCGGTAAGGGCGCGGTCCGATCCGGGCTTGCGAAACATGGCCAGATAGCGAACGGTCTGGCGGGGCAGATCCCCGGGCAATGCAGTGATCACCGCCAGCGCCTTCTTGTAATCCTCCTGGGCCAGAAACGACTCCAGCGGCCCATAATTGCCGCAAATAGGACAGGTGGCCTTCATACGGTTGCCTCGCCGTTACGCATCATTTACGCCTCCTTGCTGCTTGTGAGGCGCCCCGCGCCCGCATTTCCCTGATTTCGCTCCAGGGCCACAAGCAGCGCCCCCGGTGCTCGGCCCCCATGCTCGCCCCGCACCAGCCGCCGCACTTCGTCGCGTGCCAGGCTGCGCAATGCTCACGGCAAAACGAGGGCGGGACGTCCTTTTGCTGGGGCCTGCTCATCACAAATACACCTGAGCCGCCTGAATCTCTGCGTCCAGATCGCGAATTTCGGCCCGAAGCGACTGCTCCATGGCGACCCGTTCCACGCGCTCGGCGGCCAGGGCCTGCTCCAGGCCCATCCGGGCGGCGATGAGGTCCTGCACCTGCCCGCGCAACTGTTCGGCCTGCTCGCTGATCTCCTGGAGACGTGAAACGTACTCCTCCAATTCCGCGAACGACTCCACACCGAACTGCTGCAGAAACTCGTGAACTATTTTGTGAGACATCGCTTCTCCTCCTGTGAAAAGGGGCGAGCCGCAGCCCGCCCCGTGTGATGAAACGCTCCCCGATACACACTCTCCCGGCTACAGCGGCCGCTGGCTCGTACCGGCTGGCAGGAGCAACACCGCCGGTGGATTCGCCGGGCCTCCTCGGGGATTGGAGCAAAGGCACTGGCAATGACCGTCTGACTGCTCGTCAGGCCCGAGGCGTCACCCTCGGACGATCCGGCACTCAAGAGCCTGAGCGCCGGATTTCGCTTTAGTCATCGACCTCGAAGCTGTTCGAGTCAGTAGCCGCGCGCATCATGGACAGCCAGAGCAATCCGGAATGGGTGTCCTCCCATCTGTCCAGCCCCTCAGGCCCGAAATACGAAGAAACCTGAGACCCTCCATCGGCACCCTCTGTGATGGTCACGGTTATGGCGTCCTCAGTACCCTCTGCCTGAGAAACGAATCGCTTGAGACACGCGAGGGCCTCCTTATGGCTCCCTGCCACCGGAGGGCCATCCAGCGCGGCCAGGGCGTCATACGCCTCAACGATCCCGACCTTCTCTGGAAAGCGCTTCTCAGCCATTGACCACCTCCGCCGTGTCCTGAATCCGCTCCATGTCCGGCTGCACCCGGAAATTGTCCTTGACCGTGCGCTTCAATCCCAGCTTGGCGATGGTCGCGTCGTCCTGTTCGGCGATTTTGTCCCGGTCCGGCTTCTCCTCAATCTTGATGCACCCCTGCAGCCCAAACGCCTTCAGGGACTTGATCAGCGCAGCCACCTTGTCCTTGTCGCGGGGCACAGCCACGGAGCGCACCAGGCGGTAGCCAATGGTTCCAAAGTTAAGCGCTTTGGACCGCCTCTTGGCGAATTCATCCTTGTGCGCTTCGCAAAACGCCTGCACCGCCTTTTCCAGCTTCTTGCGCTCTTCAGAGAGCGGGGCGGCCTTGCGTTTGGCCTCGTTCTTGACCTCGTTGATGCGGATGGTCGCATCACCCTGGATGCGCTCCATAGCGATATCCAGCTCACCCATCCGCTTGATCGCCTCATCCACGTCATTCCAACTCTGACAGCTCATATATCCTCCTGATTTATGTGTTGGTTTTGCAGCGGCAGGCTGTCTGGTCTTGGTCCTTGGCCAGCAAACAGGCCGGAGGCTGCGTCCGCGACAAGCCCCGCACGGCATACAAGGGCGCTCCTTCCAGTTCTTCGGCCATATCCGCCGCGTCCATCAGCTCGCCCTTGGCCATCTTGATCAGTTGCCACTGTTCTTCGCTGACTTGCCCGGCCAGGCAGGACAGGGCCTGCGAAACGCTCATGATCTTTTCGTACAGCATTGCGAATCCCCTTCGTTTTCTATGCGTTCGAGTTCGGAAATAATGACACCGCCTTCCTCAGGAGCGATTTCGTTCTTCTCCAGCCAGCCTTCAAACAGGTCGTAAAACCGGAGTAAAAACCTGGCTAAGAGCATCGCTGTGGACCGGTTCATCATCCCTCCTTGCCGATGTTGTGCGGGCAATTCCGGCAGGCCCGCCACAAACGGACCCGCATCCCGGACGTGGCCGCCAGCGGGCGTCGCTGCTCGGCCAGGCACCGCTCCCCGCTGATCTCGCCCAGCACCGGGCACTGCACCGCGTCGCTCATCAGGCCCGCCCGGACCGAGGCGGCCAGCTTGTCCAGGCTGCCTCGGTATTTGCCGGACATGGTCTGGCTGATGGCGGCGGGGCTGTAGCCGATCATGTCCGCCAGCTGGCGCCGGCTCATGCCCTGGTCGGCGGCCTGCGCTAACGCCAACACCCAGTCCGGGGCCTGGCCGCCCCATGCCGCCAGCGTCTTGTCTTTATTCGTCATGGCCGGACCTCCATACCACGCGATCCAGGTTCGGGTCGTATACGTGCTTGACTCGCTGGATGTACGGGGCGCGCGGCCCGGTATTCTTGCTGGGCAAGAGCGCGAAAAGGTCGTCGGATAGCTGCCGCACGTACCCGGCCTTGACCAGGTGCCGCACATAGTCCTCGGCGTGGACCGACGAGACCGTCACCGTGTCGGTGGAGGCCGCCACAGACAGGTCGTGCACTGTGAACCGCTTCAGCATCTTCATGGTCCGCCACATCTGGTCCTGCTTGCTCGGTGGCACCTCAGAGCCGTCCCGGCGGATGCGCGGGGTGAAGCGGCTGTCCTTGGCCACGGCGAACGTGACCATGCCTCCGCACGTGCCCCTGCGGACCAGATAGCCAGCCTTCTCCAGGCGGGTCATGTACTCCCGAACGCTATCCCGGGCGGCATTGGTCTTGCCCGCCACGTCCGGCACGGTGAACTCGCCGCCACTGGCGCCCAGAGTGCGGATAATGCGCCAATACAGGTCCTGCCCGCGCAACAGCTTGTTCTGCTCGTCTACCGGCAATCTGGACATTATTTCCTCCTCGCCGGCGGCTGGCCGCGAAAGAATTCCCGTTTGCCCCACTGGGCGGGGCCAACACTGTCCAGGCCCTCCACAGACGCCAGTTCGCGCACCCGCTCCAGAGAGACGCAGATCCGCCGCGCTCGGCCCGAGGCCGCTTCGGTAATCTGCTCCAACAGCGCGTCCTCGACGCTCACGTGCGGGCAATAGAGCCGGGCCAAGTGTTTGGCGTCGGCCAACGTGGAGGGTTGCGCCGGAACCCAGTCCAACATGCGGTTGTGCACCCGCTCCCACTTGGACAGCGCGCCCGGCAAACCCTCTTCGCCGATCAGCAGGACCGGGGCGCCGGACTTGTCGTGGATCTCCCGGACCAGGTTGATCAGCCCCTTGGTAGCCAGGTAGTCGGCCTCGTCGATGATCAACGGGACCCCGTCGATAGCCAGGGCCTCGATGATCTGGTCCATCTGGTCCGACACGGTCCGGGCCTGGGCCTGGACTCCGAGTTCTGTCAGGATCGAGGCGCACAATTTCTTTTTGGTCCAGGACTCGCCCATTTCGATGTACCGCGCCCCGAATTTGTTCGCGGCGTAGGTGGCGGCAAAGGTCTTGCCGTAGCCCGAGTACCCGTGGAATGTGGCCATACCCGGCAGGTGGCCGGGGCGGTTGACCGTCCTGCGCACCAGCGAGGTGAACAGGGCCACGTTCTGCAAGGGGGCGATGGTCCCGTTGCCATTGCCGTTGACTTTCAACTCCTCTGCTGACATCTTCCCTCCTGTATATGTTGGTTTTGAGGACGGCGGGGCGGTCTACCCGAAGACCGCCTCGCCAAAGTCCTCGTACATGTCCTGATATCCGCCGTATTCGCCGGATTGCTGATACCGTCTCAACCACGTGCTCTCCTGGTCCGAGACAGCCTCCCCGGCAGCGATCCGCTCTTCCAGTTGCTTGGCCCGCCTGAATCGCTCCAGTTCGGTTTCCGGCACCTTCGGTGTCTCCTCAGATAGCTCCCGCTCCAGTTCGAATTGGGCTTCCTGGGCCGCTGCGGGCAGCTCTTCCGGTTGCGGGGCCGGCTCGCCCCCGTTTTCGATCCGCTTCTGGGCCACTTCCAGGACCTTGGCCTTCCGTTCGTCCAGCCTGTTGAGCTGCTCCTGGGCGCGCTTTTCCCGCGCCTGTTCCACCACCGAGGGGTGAAAATACGGCCTGGCGTGAGCGTCGAGCTGGGCCGTGGTGATCATCCGGCCTTCCGAATCCCGCACCCAGACCCATTGCGGATTGAAAATGTCGATACCCACCCGGACTTGCTCGCCGTGATAGTCCTGCAGCTCCGGCGCGTAGTATTCGCCGTTGTAGGCCCGGACCAGGCAGCGGCGGCAGGTCCGCGTGACGTAGGGCCGAAAAATGTCGTCCAGTTCAATCTGGGTGGGGCAGATGATCTCCGTCTGGTCCGCCAGGCAGTTCCAGTATTCGACCGGAGCCATATGCCGCTTCGCCCCCGTCTGCGCATCCCGGGTCTTGGGCAGTTCGGAGTGGGGGCGGTGGTTGTAGTCCATGATCTGCTCCATGACCCAAGCCAGGAACGTCTCCCATTGCATCAGCCACTTACTGGTGCCGTATTCGGCCAGCTCCTTGCGCGACCGTTTAAAGACGTTCTGCTTGGCCTCCTTGTCCATGTCCCAGCCTACGTAAGACGGGACATCCCGGGCGGAGCGCACCCAGCAGGTGTCGTTGAATTTCTCGATAATGCCCCGGGCCTGAGAATTGTAGGGAATCGAATACTTGGGAGTTACGCCCAGCCGGTGCAGGATGCCCAGGGCCGGCCCGTTGAGCAGTTCGTTTTTGAATCCGCAGCCATTGTCCACGTAAAAAATCGCCGGAACGCCGTTCCACTGGCAGGCCACACGCAGGGCGTCCGCCACCAGCCAGGCCCGCTCGTGCAGCTCCACTGAGAAGCCGACGCATTTGCGAGTCTTCACGTCCAAAACAGAGATGATCTCCGGCCGCACCGCTTGGCCGTGCTCCGGGTGCTGAACCTCCAGGTCCGCCTTGTGCCCGTCAGCGGTATACACATCGCCCGGCAGCAGCTCGTCCGTCGTCCGCTTGACGTAGGCCGTGTGCGCCTTGATCTCCCGTGGCCCCATCCGGCCCTTGAACACCCGCATCGTCGGCAGATTCTGGATCTGCCGCTGCACTGTCCGCAGGGAGGGCATTCGGACGTTGCAGGTCTTGGCCACATATTCGTAGACCTGCGCCACGCTGGGCTTTGTCGGGCGGCAGAAATGCTTCATGAAAATCGGGAGCCAGTCCGGATCGTCGCCCGCCTGCCGCTCCATCGGGGCCGGGGCCAGCCCGTCCGGGCCGTGCTTGTCCCTTGTCCGCCGCCAAAGCCGCAGCGTAGACGCTCCCACATGGCAGGAGTCCCCACGGCGGGCATTGGCCGTGCGCAAGGCCTGGATCAGCTCCGGCGAAAGCCGCTCACCAGGCCGGTCAGCGCCGCTGGCCTCGGCCAGGGCACGCTCGGCCTTGGTAATCCCGCCGTAGACCGGGGCCATGCTTTGCACCATAGAAAGCACGGCCAGCCTCGCGTCCCGGATTTCCCGCTGCCAGTCCTTGAGCCGGGCCGGGTCGATCGCCGGAGCGCTCCCCTTGGAAGCCTCCGGCAAGAGCGGCTCGGCAACCGCCGGAGCCGCTTCAGCCAGTTCGTACTCCACGATCGCCGCCCGGACATCGTCGGGCAACGATGCCGCGACATACGGCCGCTGACGACCGCATTTGGCCTGTGGCCACCGGCCATTTTTGGCGCGGTGCACCACCGCAGACCTTGTTCTTCCTAAAACCCTGGCAATCTCTTGCGCTGTGTACGCGTTTTTCATGCTCCCTGATCCTCCAGTTGCCCCCGCCTGGCCGTGCAGGCGGAGGCTCAGCAAGATCACCTTGCTTGATTGTCCCCCAACCCCCTGCTAGGTTTTGTTATCCTGAACAAACACCAAAACCGCAGGAGGTGGGGAAATGCAGAAAAATGAAACCACCATAAACTACTGGGAGATATCCCACGATATTGTCAGCAATGATTTGCCTGTAATCCTCCCGTACGAGGCCATAAAAAACATTGAGCTTTGTGAGCCAGATGAAACGTTGATTGAAGAATACCGTGGGCGTGTAAACACCCTGTTGGAAGCTGCCCTTGAGTTTACTGAGGTTGATGATCCTTATGAGTGTGTCGCGAAATTGCTCTCAAAAGAGCCTCCCGAAATTCTCCAGGTTTACGCCCACCGGACTTATCGTCTGGTTGAGGCGAATCTATTCTTCCAGGCAAATCCAAAGCATATTGCATTCCCGGAAGATTGCCGTATTGGTTTAAAAAGGCTCTGCATGCGCTCTTGGTTGGAACTGCCCCTTTAGTCCGACACATAGCTCCTCCTTATATGTTTCCCGGGGCGGCCCTATGCCGCCTCGCGCTTCTTGCCGTTTCGCACGTGCCGCTCCGGGCACCCCTTCGCCACAAAATAGTCTTCAATCCGCTTTGAGGTCCGCCGTCCGGCAAGCCAATGCGATATAGTGGACCGGCTCACGCCGAGTTCCCGGGCTGCGTCAACGGCTTGGATGCCATTGCGCAGCATCCAGATCCGCACATCCGTCCTCATATCCCCAACTCCTCCAGCAGCTTCTTTTTCTGTTTCTGACGTTGGCGCTCTTCAGCCATCATCCGCCCGTACTCCAGATACCGCCGTTCCTCCGACGACAGGACATCCAGGCCGGAGCCGGCCAGGGCCGCCCGGGCGATCTCCACGGTGTCCAGGATCACCGACAGTGCCGCCGCGTATTCAATTGGCACATGCCGGTCCCGCCTGGACTCCCCGGTCCAGTTATTGAGCTGGTGTACGCTCACGCTCTGGCCCGTCACCCGCGACAGTTCCCTCGCCACCTCCTCACGGGAAAGCGGCGAATTCTGCAGCGCTTCTGTCAGCGCCTCCCGCACAGCGTCCTTGTGGTTCAATTCCCCGGCCCGCAGGCCCGCGCTGGGCGGTTCGTCCAGTGGCAACCGGAGCTGGCCCGGTGCTGTGTCGGATCTGCGTCTCCGATTAGACATTGCGTGACCCATATTTTGAGGTTAAAAAACTTGGGTAAGGGCACCTTGTTGGCTACGTTTGAGTGCAAAAAACCATAACTTTTTGTGGAAGTCAAAGTTTTTTATGGCTTACACTTCAAATTTATCACAATTTATTATGGGAAAGTATAAAATACAAAAAAAGCAGGGGGTTGCATGCGAAGTGTTAACGATAAGCAGGCTAACACTTCGGCTAACACTTCACCTGAGCTAAAGTGTAAGCCAAAGGAATTTGGGGAGCGATTAAGGAAAGCCAGAAAAAAAGCAGGCTTTACCCAGCATAAATTTGGAGAGGCAGTCGGAGTAAGCGAGAATACGGTCTACGGCTATGAGGCTGGACAAATCCCTAAAGGGCAGACCCTTGCCCAGATGGCCTATCTTCTTGGCTGCTCCACAGATTGGCTTTTACTGGGCGATGAGAGAGTGTCCGCCAGGCAAAAGGAGGCGCCCCACCAAGCCGATCCTTCTCAGTTTGGCGTTGGCGGCGAAGCTGGCAGCGCCGGAGGGATAAGCCAGAACGAACACCAAGGGCGCGACCGGGAGCGCCCCAAGATCGGGGAAATGATCACCCAGGTGGTGGAAATCCTGGAATCCGGGACCGTCTACAGCACAGCCCTGGAATCAAATATCATCGCGTTCCATGACGCGGTACGCATGGAGCGCCGCATCCAGGATATACAGGACAAGACAGACCAAAGACTGGAAGAAATGGAGAAGCGCTTGCAGGGTTTGGAAGGGGAAAATAGAGAATTGAAAAGCGCCTATAATGGCATCACAGCGAAGAGCAAAGAAATCGAAGCGGAAAAACGAGACCTTGAAGAGGAACTGGAAGACCTGAAAGTAAAAGCCGGCAACCTGGAGCACCAAAATATACGCCTCGAAGAAGAGCTGGAATTCGAAAGAGGTCAGCGGGACAATTCACCGTTTGAGGACACGGGCTGAACTTTACCGTCGCGGCCTCTGGTTGCGGCGGCAGTACGAAAAAATAGGCAACCTGCTTGTAGTCAAGTTCGTTGCCTTTTTTAATGCCGGATTGCAGGCAATCAAATTGCAAATCCACTAGGAGCCAAGCTGCTAAAAAACCTGTTTCCCCATAAGGGCGCTAGCAACGGAAGCCATTCACAGTTGACCTTTACACCTCTTACAAGAATTATTTTATTTATTCTAAGCAAAGCCAGGATTTACTTTACACTTGTGAGCAGGAGGGGAGTTCACAGTTAAATTTTTCTTTCCCCTGAGCCATGGATTTGTTTATGTCAAATAAAACGGATAATTATAATGGAACTGTGAACAAAAAAGAAGTTCACAGTTCGGTTCACAGTTCCACACCCGCGAAGTGTGAACAGAAAAACTTTGGATCCAGGCTAAAAAAACTTAGGTCTGGGCACGGTTTTTCGCAAAAAGAACTTGGCAAGGCCATTGGTGTTAGTGTTGTCACCATACAAAGCTACGAAGGTGGAAAGCTCCCAAAAGGTGAGCACACTATCGCCTTGGCAGATGCTTTGGGCTGCACAACCGATGAATTACTCCGTACTCAAATAAAAAAACACGACCTGATATTAGAAGCAGCCAAAGACCGGGGAGACGACCACCTGACTTGAAGGTTAAAGCACCCTTGCTTTTCACTTTGACAAGAAAATCCGACTAGCGTCTTCTTGGCCAGCCGGATTTTCTTGTCAAAAGCACGTGTCGCACCGTCAATTCAGAGGGTAAAAACTGACGGTAGTGTCAAAAGCGCCGTCTTTTTTCGATATGCCACGCTAGCCCCCGTCACGTCCCGCTTTATCCCTTCTCATCCCGTCTCATCCCAGTGTCAGAACCTGATGCCGCATGACACTCGCCCACTGCACCCGCTGCTGGAAATGCGCCGAAGCCTGTCCCACCGGCGCGGTGGATTTCAAATTCGCCGAACGCGCGAAC